CCATCGATGCGACGCCGCTCCCCACGTGCCAACGTCGTGTGAGACAGCTCCTCCTCGAAACCTATGTACCGATGGGCGGAGACTGGATCCCCGATCGTGCCGAAACCAGCCCGTATTCCTGACCGTGACCCCGCGCCGGAGAGTGAGCGCCGACAGGCTCGTCCGAGCGGCGGTACCCTCGAGACCGTGCCGAAGAGGACCCGCCGAGTCTTTAGCGCTGCCGAGAAGCTTCGCATCGTGAAGGAGGCCGACGCCTGCGTGGCGAGCGGCCAGCGCGGCGACCTCGAGGCGCTCCTCCGCCGTGAAGGCATCTACAGCTCCCACCTGGCGTCGTGGCGCGCGCAGCTCGGGGCGCACGGAGCGGCCGGCCTCGCCGCGAAGAAGCCCGGTCGCAAGCCCCGGCTTACGCAGACCGAGCGGCTCAACGCAGAGCTCCTGAAGCGCAACGCCGAGCTGGAGAAGAAGCTGCGCGTCGCCAATGCGCTCATCGCCCTCCAAAAAAAAGCGCACGAGGTCCTGGGGATTGCACTCCCCGAGAGCGACGGAGACAGCTGATGGACCTCGTCGAGGATCTCGCTGAGCCGGACGTCTCGGTGGTCGCCGCGTGCGCCGCGCTCGGCGTGAGCAGGGCGACCCTGTACCGCGCCACGGCACCCGTCGCGCCTCCAGCGGTGCGGGTGCGAGCGCCGAACCCTCGAAGGCTGAGCGAGGCCGAGCGGCAGGCCATCGTCGACGTCATGCACTCGCCCGAGTTCGTGGACCAGCCGCCGATGGAGGTGTTCGCGAAGCTGCTCAGCCGGGGCGTGTACCTCGCGTCGATCCGGACCATCTACCGCGTGCTCGCCGAGCTCGGAGAGTCGAGGGAGCGGAGAAACCAGCGACTTCCGCAGACGCACGTGAAGCCCTCGCTCACCGCGACGGCGCCCAACCAGGTGTGGACCTGGGACATCACGAAGCTCGCCACGCTCGAGCGCGGCATCTTCCTGCACGTCTACGTCATCATCGACCTGTTCAGCCGGTACGTCGTCGGCTGGATGGTGGCCACGAAGGAGTGCAAGCACCTGGCCGCACAGCTCTTCGCGGAGGCCGTTGCGCGCCACGGCGTCGAGCCCGGCCTCACCGTGCACTCCGACCGCGGCTCTGCGATGAAGAGCGACACGCTGGCGCAGCTCCTCGGCACGCTCGGCGTCAGCCAGAGCTTCAGCCGCCCGCACGTCTCCGACGACAATGCCTTCAGCGAGGCGCAGTTCAAGACGCTCAAGTACCAGCCCGACTACCCGGGCCGCTTCTCCGGCGCACTGCACGCGCGCGGCTGGCTCGAGCCGTTCTTCACGTGGCACAACGACGACCATCAACACTCCGGCCTCGCCCTCTTCACGCCGGCGGAGGTCTTCCACGGGCGCGTCGCGGCCGTGCACCGCGTGCGCCAGGACGCGCTCGACGCCCAGTACGCGCTGCACCCCGAGCGCTTCCCGAACGGGCCTCCCAAGGCCGCTCTGCCGCCCCCAGAGGTGCACATCAATCCGCTCGAGGCCCTCGCCATCCCGGTGACCGTGAACGCACGCCCTGTCGACGACACCGGCCCCCCGAGCAGATCTCAGATGGCGTCTCGCGCCGCGGCGAGTACGCCGCGACACGAGACGCCTCGATCCGCCGTGGCCGCCCTTCCGTCATAGATTCCTCATGCCCGCTGTCTCATCCGCGTTGACAAGTTCCGCGGGCGCTTTACTGGTCCCCCGCACATTATTGAAATCATGACCTCAAGCACGCGAGGCGGCGGGCTGACGGAACACATGGTCGACGCGCTGCTTCTTCGCGATCAACGGAAGCTGCGCGGAGTTGTTGATTCTCCCTACACTCCAAACTACCGACAAGTTTTCGAGCGCATGCTCGGGCAGCTCTATGCGAAATCCGAGATCGCCGAGAAGTGGGGTGGGCGTGCGCTGTGGCTAGTGCAGGACGTGCTCGTCGACTACATTGAGCATACCACTGACTTCCGGCCAAAGGACTTCGAGGACCAGAAGGACGGCAACGTGTTCTTGCTGGTGTACAAGTTGGAGGAAGCCGCGCGCAGTTATCAACTCCAGTTCGACCGGATTCTGCGTGGCTTCAGCCGTCCAAGGAATGGCCAGCCGGACTTTTCACGAATGTTGGGCCTCGGGTTCGCGCCACGCATTGAGAGCCTCTATGAGGTGCTGCTGAAGGGAGAGAAGAACGGCAGCACAAACTGGGTCGACTTCATCTGGTAGTCGGGGGCGCTTTTCTGAACATTCCGCGCCGCCCCCGGCCATCATCACTAGCTTTCACCGTCGTCGAGGCCATCCGACTCGTCGGTGTCTGATGGATCTTCCGAGCCCAGGAACAACGAGGCCTGCCTCATGTCCCGCCGCTCCGTGCTCCATTGAGACTTCTCGAGACGCCGGAGGACTGCGTCGCCAGTTTGAGGTCGAACGCGGTGCTTATACTCGCTCGGCATTCGTGCGAGCGAGAGTTGATCAAGATATCTGAGGACTTGCTGAGCCAGGCGGAACGCGAGCAGTGGAGGGACCGCGCTTCCAACTAGTGCAGATAGATCACGGATGTTTGTGGCGTGAAAACGAAAGCTGTCAGGAAACGTCTGAAGCCGAGCTGCTTCGCGCATCGTGATAGCTCGGTCCGCTTCCGGGTGAGTGAACATCCCAGATCCGACATGATACGCAAACTTAGTGATCGTTCGAGCGGGTTCCGCCCACTTGAGGCGTGCGTAGCTGTAGTGGTAGCCGGCCTTTGGGCGAATTTCATCCGGCAAGTCGGCAAAGCGCTCGCCCGACTTCAATGCCTGGACTTTTTCGAGGCCGCTCTTTCCGAGCTTCCGACCGATGTGGTTGAAGGGCACCTCCTGGGCATTGCCGCGCAGGAACGATCGCAGTGAGGTCATCGTGGCCCGGGGATAGGGGCGTTCGGCGTGATCGAAGTCGTCGGACGCAAACGCTTCCGGCAGATCGCCAAGCGCCTCGCGGACGGTCGTCCAATATCCTGAATCGCCCGGCAGCCACGACGGGTCACCGTGAAGCTCGTCACGCATCAGCGGAAACGGAAGGTGGGTTGGTGTCGGGAACTCAAGCGGAATCCCCGTCTTCGCGAAATCTTCATTGCGTTGAGCCAGAAAGAACGCCCGCCGCCTCATCTGCGGCACGCCGTAGTCGGCAGCATTCAGGACGCGGACAGTGGCTCGATACCCAGCCTTGGCCAGCGCCTTAAGAATTTCGTCTCGCGTTTCTCCGTCGCGGTGACGCACGAGGTCGGGGACGTTCTCGATAACTACAACAGCTGGGCGGACCTCCGCCGCTGCCTGAACAAACCACTTGAACAACCAGTTTCGGGGGTCGTCGATAAACTTGTCGACTCGCGTCGCGTCACCGGGGCGTCCGCCCGCTCCAACCGAGCGGTTTTGGCTGAACCCTTCGCAAGGCGGTCCGCCGATCATGCACGCGAGTTGTCCTGGCTGTCCGACGCCGTGGTCACGAAGGCCTGACCAGAGCCGTTTGTCCGACAGCCCGCGAATGTCCGAGTCGAACATGGTCGGCTGACCATGCTCGCCTTCATGGTTTCGGACGAACGTCTCCACCGCCTCGGGCTTGATCTCGCAGCCGAAGACCGCGTGGAAGCGGCGCGTCAAGGTAAAGCCGAGAGACAATCCCCCGCACCCACAGAACATGTCCGCGATCGCGTAGCTGCGCGGCGCAGCTTCATCAAGCACAGGCACTGCAGCCTCATGGGCGCCGGTGGAGAGCTCGGTTTCGGCTTTCTGTGGCTTGGGCATTTACCTCGGACCTCGGTCGTGGGACCGGCTCTTGTCTACTATAGTCTGCACGCCTGGTCAACTCCCGACCCGCGTTCTTCCTCGTGCACGTCCGTGTGCAGAGCGGCTCACCGACACGTGCCAACGCAATGCGGAGCGAGAGTGGGCTCAAACGAGCCGGTGAATCGCACGCATGTTGTTCGGTGCTGGACGATCATCACTTCTTCCTCGCTTCCTGCGCGATCCGCATCGCGATCTGGCCGGCGGCTACGGAGTGCTCCGGGTGCTCCTTCGCGTACTTCTGGCAGATGGCGATCATCTTGGCGTGCGCCGACCTCGTGCGGGCACGCTTACGCACGCGACCCATCTCGGAGCAGTCCGGGCACACCGCCGCGTGCAGCGTGGCGGACAGATCGAGGAGGTTGGCCGCGCTCAGCCTGAGACCGACGACGCGCCGCGGTCCGACCTCGATTGGATCCGATCCTTCGTCGAAGCTCGGGCTCTGCTCGACCCCAGACGCCATGAGGTAGACGACATCGTCGCGGTCGTTGATGAGGAGCAGCACGCCGTCCTCGTCGCGGAAACGTCCATCCTGTTCGCTCACGCGCTCTCCTTCAAGCGCCGCGTCTTGAACGGCAGCGCCTTCGTGTCCTCGACGGCCATCCGCCGCCACCATGCCTTCGCCTGCGGGTCCCAGCGAAAGCCGTTCTCCTTGGCGAGATCCTTCTCCGCGTAGGAGACCTGCGCGTGGAAGACGGCCTTCGGGCGCATCGCGTGACGGACGAGTTCTTCGAGGTCGCACCCGCGCTCCGCGAGGCGCGTGAAGATGCGCGCCAGCGTGTCCACGTCCGCCATCGCCCGGTGGGCGCTCGCGACGCCGAGCCCGAGGGAGAGCGCGAGGTTGACGAGCGAGCCGCCACGCGCCTGGTCGGGCCACTTGATGTCCTCCTCGCTGCACACCCATGGGAGGCCGAACTCAGGCGCGAACTGGCGGTCGAACTCCGCGTTGTGCGCGACGACGACCTGGGCTCGCTCGGCGAGTGCCTCCACGTAGCGCCACACGACGCCGCCCGGGGAAGCGCCCTTGAGCAGCTCGACCGGGATGCCGTTGACGTGCTCGGCCTCGTTGCGGTCGCCGCGGATGAGCGAGGCGAAGCTCTCGACGGGCTGGGCGTGCTTGAGGTCGAAGAGCGTGACGGCGACCTCGATGGCGGCGCCCTTCGGCGGCGGGTCGAGGCTCGTCGTCTCGGTGTCGAGGATGAGCGCGTAGCGTAGCTTTTCACTCATCTCTACTCACTCCTTCGTGTAAGAGCGGTTGCGAATGGGGGCATCTTCCGGCCCGCGCCAGTACGGTTCGATCCAGATGACTTTCCTCTCGCTTCGACCCGGGCCGTGCGCTTGGCGCTTGTAGTGACCTTTGACTAGCAACTGCACCGAGGGTGGCGAGTGCTTCCCGTTTCCGTGGCGAAGCCAGTCGAACAGCCCTTGCCGGACATCGAATTTTATCGGCGCCGTGAGCACGATGTCCCTGTGATCCGGCGGCCCGTTGCGCTGCTTGGGCGTTCGTTTGCTCGTACGAGTGCGCTCTTTCCAGTTCGTCGTGTGCTGCACCGTGTAGATCAATCCGACTAGAATACGCCGGACAGCCAGCATCAAGCGTTCCTCTTCCGAGTCCAGCGGCTCAAGAAGCTCTTCTTTCACAACGCGCGGCGGCCTTCGATCATCCTCGAACAAGAGCCGCCTCAAAGCGTTATCGCCGTTACGGTTTACGTGGAGCTTCGTACCTTCGGTGGTCTCCACGAGAATGTGAGCGATGTCGTGGAGACCTCCGTGCGCGGCAGGATCACCGTAGAACATTCCTCTGTGATCTGTGTCTGCGCCCATGACGGTTGCCGCGCGCATGTGAAGGAATCGAATACGTCGAACCTCGTAGCTTTCGTGCAGCGGCAACGCGCCGCTCGGAACATTGACGGAGAAAGCAGGCCACGGCAGCTTGATGTCCGCGTACGATTCCGCCGCGATGTCGGTTACGGCCAAAGCCGCCAGTAACTTGTGCCCCACGTTGATCGTCGTGCACGCGCCATCCACCCAACGAGGGCCCCAGAACACATCTAGCTTGTCGTCCGAAGGCAAGTCTTGAAAGCCGTAGCGCGCTCCGTTCGGCATCTGCCAGAGGCCGTACTTCTCCATGAAAACTATCGTGAGCATGACGGCGTGGGCGTCGTTGTCAGGTAGCAGCCTGTACGACCAACGCCAAAGCAGCGCGTTCGTCTTCTCGGCATCGGCGGGGTTGAAAGGATGTGCGGCTATGTCTGCGTTCATCCCTAGAACAGCCAGCGCCGAGAGCGGATCTTTACGGGCGGTGGCGAGCCAAGAATCGTCGGATCCACTGCCGTCAAACAGCGCAACGCAAAAAGCGCTGATCTCCTCGACAGTCAGGTTGTGCCGCATCCACTCGAACGCCAGAACCCTCGTGCCTGCATCACGCTTCGCACCGAACTCTACGGCCAAGCGTTGACCGACACGCGCGAACGTCTCCAACTCGTTCGGAGTGCACCTCCACGTTTCAGCCAAAGTCAGACCACCTTTCGCCTATCTTGAGATCCACTGGCATGCGGAAGTGCCGCGCCCCATCTTCAACTCGCAAGCTCGTCCCGTAGCCGTTCGCAGGGATGATGACCGGCTCCTCCCACGTCTTCTCCACCAACGCTCGGACGCGCTCAACGTACCGCTCCGGCACTTCCATGATGGCCGCGTCGTGGATCTGCGCGACGACGCGCGCGCCAGGCGGGAGCGCGTCCTGAATCCTGGGCAGCCGCACGTTCATCAGCGAGGCGATGCCCCCCTGGATCGGCCTGTTGGCGACGTCCGGGTAGCCAGCGTGCCAGCCGAGCCACGAGATCCGCCCGGAGAGCGCGTCGCGGAGGTGGCCTTGCTGATCGACTCGGCGCTTGTTCCGCTCGACGTACCGGAAGTAGTCGGCGAAGTTCTGGCGCACCATGTCGTGCATCGCGAGCACGTCGCGCATCTCGACCGGGAGCCCTCTCGCCCGCACGAAGCCGAAGATCGTGGTCGGATCGGCGTAGTAGCAGAACCCGAAGATGCTGTTCTTCTCGACGTCGCGGAAGGGCTTGCCGGCGCCCTTCGGATCGCGCCCGATGAGTTCGGCCTCGGCGGGGAAGAGGAGCTTCGCCGTCGCCGTGTGCACGTCGCCCGACTCGCAGGCTGCGATGAAGTTCTGGTCCCCGGAGAGGTAGGCGGCGAACCGCAGCTCGGCCTGCGAGAGGTCGAAGTAGATGAGCTTGTACCCGGGCCGAGCGACGTAGAGCTCGCGCACCCGCGTCTCGAGGACGATGCTCTTGTCCTTCAGGTACTCCGCGCGGGGGCACGACTGGAGCCGGCAAGAGTACCGCCCCGAGGCCGCGCCGTAGCTACGCCAGTTGAAGTGCGTCCGGCTCACCGCAAGACCCTTCTTGACTGGGTCGAGCACCTGACTGTCGATGTAGGTCGAGCGGATCTTGATCGCGCCGCGCCACTGGAGGAGCAGGTCGGCGAACCGCCCAGCTCGCGTCGGGCTCTCCTTGAGCCGTTCGAGGGTCTTCTGGCTCGTGCTCGGGAGCCCAGAGTCGGTCGGGTCCGCGACCTCGAGCGGAGCGCCGAGAACGTCGAAGAGCGCCTTCCGCACCTCGGAGAGCTGGAGCGGGTGGAAGTTCACGCGGCGGAGGATCTTCCGCATCTTGCCGAGCAGCTCGTCCTCCTTCTCGATGACCGCTGCACGGAGTTGCTCTCGACGATCGAGATCGACTCCGATGCCGCCGATGATCATGCTGCGGCAGAGCCGCGCGTTCATCTTGTCGACCTCGTAGACCTCGCGCTCCGACTCGAGATCGGCCTGCATCGCAAGCCACACGCGCGCCTGGATGCGGGCGTCGGCCGCGTTGTACTTCGTCAGGTCTTCGGGGCTGAGCTTCTCAGGCGGGAGGCCCTTCTCGGAAGCGCCCCCCTCACCGAGCTTGAACGTGATCTTCCAGGGCCCCGCGTCCACGTAGATCCCCGCGACGTGGCTGAGCCGCTGGGGCATGTGGCTCGCGAACGTGTGGTGCGCGATGAGCGTGTCTTCGAGCTTGTCGTCGATGGGCTCGAACGGTACGTCCGCGCGCGCGAGGCTGATCTGGTCGAAGTTGTACCCGTTGTGCATGCTGATCGTCTTCACGCGCTTGAAGAGCGCGTTCAGCAGCGGGGCGTGGGTCGCCTTCCGCCAGGGCCAGACGACGACCGTGTGCTCACCGTCCGAGACCCCGACGCAGAGGATGCGGTTCCTGTTCGGATCGGCGCCGTCGGGGCCGCCAGGCTTGCTCGGGCCGGTCTCGATGTCCACGGAGATGACGGGCGCGAGCTTCCGAAGCTCCCGGCGCACGTCTGCACCCTTCGTGACGACGACGTAAGGCCCGTTCTCGAGGAGCTGCTCTTGCGTCAGATCCCCGCGCACCCAGCGCGCGATGCGGTCGAGGTCCGACTTGAGGATCGGGAGCCACGTGTCGGACCGAAGCACGAACGCTGGGTGTACGGTCGGGAGCACGGTGCGGCCTGCGAGCTTGCTGCGCCCGTCGAGGATCTGCGCCTTGAGCAAGAGCTGCGGCCACTTCGGCGCGCCGCGCTCCTTGGCCTTCCGCGCAGCGTTCCAGGCGTTGGTCGGATCGAGCTTCCGGGCCGTCCAGACGAACCCGCGGGAGTGCATGATGCTGCGCACGCCCAGGACGGAGAGCGTGCTCGTCTTGCCGAGCGTGATGATCGGGATCTTCGGATCGAAGGCCGCGAGTTCGCGCAGGAGCCGCGGGGCGCAGCAGACGGCCGCCTCCTCGTTCTCCTTGTCGATGTTGCTGCGGCACAGGCTCGCGTTCTGGAGCGCCGCTTCGGTGAAGTCGATGTCGACCTCGCGGCAGAGCCCGCGAAGGAACGCGCCGGTCTGCCCGATGAACGGCGTCCCGTGGATCTCTTCCTTGCGCCCGGGTGCCTCACCGACGAACACGAGCTTCGTCGGGAGCGGCGACGCCTTCGGCGGGACGACGTTGTTGCCCTTGAGCGGGCATAGATGGCAAGCGGCCCCGGCCTTGATCGGATCGTAGGGCTGCACGACGGGCAGACGCGCTTCGGACGCCCCACGGGCGTTGCCTTTGCGTGCGGCGGTCATACGTGTTTGCCGCCTCTGTGTTTCGCGCAGTATGCGTTACCTCCCTGGTGCCTTGCGCCTTTGGCGCTCGTCTTCGTCGCGGGCGCGCCGCAGATCGTGCACGGGAGCGGCGGGAGTTTGGCTTGAGAGCCGCCCTTGTGTTTCGCGCAGTATGCTTTGCGCGTAAGGTAGCGCGCGTTGTGCGAGCTGGTACGTGTTGCCGGTTCTCCGCAGATCGCACAAGGGCGCCGCGGTACTTCCGCTACGGGTCCTTTTTTGTGGTGCGCGCAATAGGCGTTGACTGGCTTGCCGATCTTGATGCTGCGACTGCGCGCGCCGATAGAACTATCGCGTGTTGCCGGCTCGCCGCAGATCGCGCATGGAAGCAGAGGGTGCGCGCCATGCTTGTGCTTTTCGCAGAACGGTTTGCATCCCTGCGAACGTGCAGTCTCCGAACTGGTCTTCGTCGCCGGTTCTCCACAGATCGCGCATGGAAGGAGCGGCCGTCTGCCTTTCGGGTGCTCCTTACAATATGGTTTATAGCCTTTACTTCGTGCGCCTGATGAACTGCTTCGTGTCGCCGGTTCCCCGCAGACAGAGCATGGGAGTGGCGCCATCCGAGCGCTAGGGCCGCCCTTGTGCTTCTCGCAATACGCTTTACACCCTCTGTGGCGCGCGTTCCCCGAGCTGCTTCTGGATGTCGGCTCACCGCAGATCGCGCACGGGAGCGGCGCAAGGCGTCGGGCGTTAGGGTCTTTTCTGTGGCGCGTGCAATAGGCTTTACCTCCCCTACGACGCGCCATTATCGCACTTGTCCGCGTCGCCGGTTCGCCGCACACGCTGCACGGTGTTCGCTTTGACGCATCTGCGCGTACTAGTTCCCCTTCGACCTCTACGGGGGGTAGCCAGCTCGTCTCGCCTGTAGGCTCGCGCTTGCCGACGTACAGCGACGCGCGCGCTCTCGTCTGCAAGCTCCATCCGAAGTCCGCCCACGGCGGGTCGAAGACACTCCAGGCCCCCCACAGGTCGAGCACTACTGGAGGCGCACCAGGCCGCATGCAGCGCGCTACTTGTTGAAGGTATCGAGCGATTGAAAGCGTAGGGCGGGCCAAGAGCACGCACCGTAGCCCTGGATAGTCCCAACCCTCGCTTAGCACGTCGCAAGTCCACAGCACGCTGATCGCGCCCTTGCGGAGACGCGCCAGCGTTCCACGGCGTTTCAAGTCCGTGTCCGATCCGAAGAGCGTGTCCGCTGACACGCCCGCCGCGGAGAAACACTGTGCGTACTCCGCAGCCTTCTCGCGCGTCGCTGCGAAGCCCAGCGCAGGCAAGCCGGAGGCGTGCTTGAGGTACTCCTCAACCATGCTCTCAAGAACCTTCGAGTGTGCCATCATCCGCGCCGCATCGTCGTCCG